CTTCCGATCTGTGGAGATGCAGCAAAGGATCGTGGATGAGGCGGCCAAGGCTATTGGATATGACATCAAAGCTTACCACGGAACTAATTCAAATTTCAATAAATTTGAATTAATCCAATCGAATCAACGTGATCCCGGATTCTTTGGTGAAGGGTTTTACTTCACTAACGAAAAAGAAATCGCCGAAGATTACGCGTTTTCCACAGAAGAAAAAGGAACTCCAAAAGTAGTGGAAGCATATCTTTCATTGAAAAATCCTTATCGTTGGAATGGTGATGAAAGAAGCCCACTTGGGAATAATACCGAGATGCGTGAATTTGAGCGTTTTTTAAATCAAAATAACCATGACGGGGTTATTGTTGAAGGGGGAAGATTTGATGGTGAATATATGGTGCGTAACTCTAATCAAATCAAATCTGCAGACCCAATCACACGTGACAATGCCGGGAACGTCATCCCGCCATCTAAACGCTTCGACCAGACGACTGATGATATTCGGTATATGCCTGAGAAAAGAGTTGCAACTGACAAGAATCAAGTACAAGATGAGCCATTAAATGAAAGACAACCAACCACGATACAGACTCAATCCAGTCGCGCAAGCACTGGCGGATCAGAAGCCACAGGAGGAGGATTACGAGGACAAGGAGGACTACCTAGAGGCTCTGAGCAGCTTCAATCACAGGGTCGTCCCGGTGATCAGAGCGTCCCTCTCATTGGACTACCCGCAACAGTAAGGGTTCCCGGAATCGGGAAATACACGTTTGGCCCGAACGAAACCGCTCGCAACGTAGCGGCAGAATACGCACGTTCAGCCGGGATCGATTACAACCCACCCAAGACCTACGCAAAGGTCGATGAGGCTCGCGCTACAAGGATCGCTGACGAGTATGAGAAGATGACTCACGCTCCCAATGATCCTAGGGTTAAGGAGTCGTATGACGCGATGATTAAGGAGACCATCGATCAGTGGGAGATGATCAAGAAGACTGGATTGGTTGTTGAGCCTATCCCAGCTGGAGCGAAAGACCCCTACGCAGCAAGTCCGCGCCTTGCAGTTATCGATGTAAAGGATAATAACCACTTGTGGTTCTTCCCAACGAATAGCGGATTTGGTGGCACTGAGTCAGCGGGGGTAGATATTAGCGGTAATCCATTAATGAACCCCACTGGGGAGATCCTCAACGGACACACCATGCTCGCCAATGACGTATTCCGAATTGTTCACGATTACTTCGGACACATTAAGGAAGGGGTTGGATTCCGTGCTGATGGCGAGGAGAACGCGTGGAGATCGCACTCCGCGATGTATTCTGATAAGGCTCGCCCAGCGATGACATCAGAGACCCGTGGGCAAAACTCTTGGGTTAATTATGGCCCGTTTGCCGAGTTCAACAAGACAGCCGATGCAGCCAACACTCAATACGCCCCACAGAAGACTGGACTACTTCCAGACTGGGTCATTAGCGAGGGCGCGTCCGATTCAGGATTCACACCCGAACTGAAAGAAGTTAGATTCATGCCAGAAAAAGAGGTGGACGGGGATAAGGGAATTGCTGCCCCAATAGGAAGCCTAGGAACACTAAGAAAGAATGTTGAAATTAAATCCTCAAGTCTCCCTGAAAACACCAAAAGTATGCCTAAGTTTGTGGCAAGGATGGGGAGTGAAGAACCGTGGAAAGTGATGGAGGGGCCTCTTAGGATTAGGGTTGGTAATTACCTAACCCCACTACCGAATATAAGTGTTGAAAAAACAAAAGAATTTTCAGTCCAAAATCAAGACCTCATAAATAACGCATTAATCGCTTCACAGCCAACAACCCAAGATGTAAAAGAAATCAAAAAGCAGAAAGTCGCGGAGACAAATGTTTCGGACTCTTTAGACAAGATCAACTCTGCCGTTGAAGAAATAGAAAGAGATCCGTTTAAGTTTGTTGATATCCGTGGTTACGCGGAGATAATGAAAAAGTCTGGAGTCGCTGGTGATGTATTAATTCCACCTTCATCCCTGCGAATCATGCTTAACGATCCTGATCGTTTCGCTGAACTACTAAGCGGGGGATATCACGGAGATAAAACAGTATCAGGAATCCGTGAATCAGCAATGTCTGGATTGGATGCTGTAGTTGAAATGAGACAACTTATAAACGGAAGACCTCCCGAATTAATTACAGCACTTCACCACCTTTGGGGGACACTCTCCAAACAATTGCCACCACTTCAGCAAGAAGCATTGTGGATGAGAATGATTGTTAACAAAAAGGTGATGGATCAAATCCAAGCATCGATTGATGGGAGTTTCAACTTAAGCCCAGAACAGTGGAAAAACATTGTCTCTGGTGCTAGATCAGAAACTGTCGGAACTTACGGCAAGCTTGGAGAAAACGCTACAGCAAATGCCAACAGCTTTTACTTGATGCTAAGCAAGCACAACGGAAGATGGAACGAGGTGTCAGATGTCTATAAAAACAACGATGCCGTTAAGATGCGTTACGATTTCAATACCCTTGGACATGGGGCGACCGGAATCAAAAACAAAGTTCAAAGCTTTATTGGTCTAACATTCGGAGTCAAAGGAAACGTATTGGATAGATGGAGATTTGTTGATATGTATCTTGATGATGCAATGAAGATAACTGGAGCTAAAACACCAAGAGATTACTTCAAATACGAAGGGAAAGCGAAAAATGTTCCAGTTGATAAGATTGGTATCTACAAAAACTATGGCACTCTGGAGAATAATCAATCATTGTTCAGCCTGATGCTTTACTCAGCAATGGATAGGGTTTCTCAGATTGCTATTGATTCGTCACCATCCATGCAGAAGCTGCTCGGCAACCATGCTGACCCGGGTGGTTTGCATTGGTTGTCTTGGAACGCGATTAAAAACGAGGCTGTAGGGCATTCTTCTCTTGATATTACGAAGAACTTCATTAAGAAGTATGCCAGTGATGGAAACTTCTCTGAATTAACGGTTGATAAATTCTTAAATTTCGTAAATAATACAGAAGCGTTTGTAGAAGGAACATCAGGTGCGGGAAATGAAATTACTCGACTGACCTTGAAAAACGGCACATTTAGCTACTCAAAAAAATGAACTCGTTCCCCGGAGATTTTACCAACGATATCGATGACTCTGCTGAAATTATTCAATTAATGTTGGCAGAAGGAGAGAAAAACCTCAAAAGGAAGCTTACCGATAAGGAGAAGAGCGATATCATCAAGTCGATTCGCAATCCGAAATGAAACAATCGACCACTATTTTCAACATGAGTGAAGAAATGCAAGAATTAAACAAGACAGCCGATACAGCAAACACCCAAGCATGATAAACATGGAAAGATCGGCAGAGAAATAACAAAGCTTGAACTTAGATTCAAACTAGAGTTTAATTGCTTTAGCAAGGCTGAACCTTATGAGCGATGAACAACTCCAGAAGATAAAAGACAACTACTACGATGACCGCCCAGACAAGAGTGAGTGGTTTCTTGAAGTTAGGGAGCGAGCAAAGTTACTTCCACGTAACAGCATAGAACATTACGCTCCCCACAAGGCGGCTCTTGCTTTGTTTCTTCTATCTCAAGGCGCAAGGATAACGGAGATTTCCAAGAAAACTGGAATTGGACATGATGTAATTCGTTCGCTAGAATGGCGGCATAATGACACTCTAGAGACAAAGCGAAAAGAGTTCTCCATGCGCTACGCCATTGCCGCGCAGGAATACACCGATTTGTTATTTGAACGCGCAACACAACTATTTAACGATCCTGAAAGCCTTGCTAAGATTTCCCCTGAGAAGCTGGCAATCACAGTTGGTATTCTTACCGATAAAGCAGCGCAGCTTACAGGCATGGCTACGACCGTTGTGGAGCATCGCAAGGGTGCTAGCCTAGATGACGCTGCAAACCTCATCAACGAGGCAAGGAACCGCATTGCCAAGGGCAAGGTGATCGACGCGGAAACAGTATGATTTGGAGAGCGCATCAAATCCTAACTCCACCAACGGATGATGAGTTAGTTCAGATGACACCCGAGGAGGTGTTGTCAATACATCGCATATACCACGAAGCGATTGAGAACGCCGAGAAAGACCCGTATCAGTATGGATTTCGGTTACCACACTGGACAAAAGCTGAGGAGCAGTTGCATGAGGTTAATGAAATCCTAGCACTTGGCGGTAACAGGAGTGGCAAAACCCAGTGGGGCGCGTTTTCTGTTGTCCGTGCTGCCGTGGAAAATCCTAATTCTGAGATATTCTGCTTTGCTCAAACATCCGAGGTGTCTATCCGTCAGCAGCAAAGCGCAGTCTGGGCATGGCTTCCTGAGTATCTCAAGACAAAGTTCACAAGCGCAAATGCTTACATTTCCTACAAGAAAAAAACTGGCTTTACCGATTCATCGCTAATCCTGCCAAACGGTTCACAGATTATTTTTAAGACGTATTCCCAGTATCAAAACAATCCAACAATTCTGGAAGGCGCGGAGCTTGGTTCTAGGAATCCTAAATGGCACAATATCGGCGTATGGCTGGACGAGTATCTTCTTGGCCCAGAACTGATAAACACGCTCAGATTCAGGTTGGCAACTCGCAACTCAAAGATGCTAGTGACGTTTACGCCTATTGATGGCTGGACGGAAGTAATCAAGGAGTATCTTGATGGTGCTACAACCATTGAAAGCAGGGAAGCGGAATTGTTGAATGGTGAACTTGTTCCGTATGTTCAGAAGTCAAAGAAGTTAAATGCTTCCGTGCATTACTTCCATTCACAAGACAACGCTTTTGGTGGATACGACCGCATTAAAGAGACGTTGAAAGGAAGAAGTCGAGAGGAGATTCTTATTCGCGCCTATGGGGTGCCGATGAAATCACACGCTACTAAGTTCCCTAAATTCAACAAGATTGTCAATGTGGTGGAGCCAGACAAGATTCCCACTCGAAACATTACCCGCTATCATGTTATTGACCCTGCTGGATCAAAGAACTGGTTCATGTGCTGGATTGCAGTAGATGAGAGCAACACAATGTGGGTTTACCGTGAATGGCCTGGGGTGGATGTAGGTGACTGGGCAGAATGGCGTGGTGGTAAATGGATGCCTGGAGAGGGTGCCAAAGGACAAGGTTATGGAATCCGCGATTACGTGGAGCTTATCGAGCAACTTGAAGGTGAGGATGAAATATTCGAACGATTGATTGACCCTCGACTTGGAGCCGCAAAGTATCAAGTGCAGGATGGGTCATCTTCTATCATCGAGGATTTGAACGATGCAGGTATGGTTTGCATCCCAGCCCCAGGACTAGACATTGACGATGGATTGCAAGCATTGATCGGGAAAATGGCATGGGACACAACTAAGCCGTTGGATTCTGTCAATCGACCGCATTTTTACATTAGCTCTGACTGCGAGAACATTATCCAAGGATTATCAGAATACACTGGCGAAGGTGGATTGAAAGAAGCATGGAAGGATGTTATCGACGTTTTACGTTACGCGGCTATTGCGGGAATAGATCATGTTGACAATTCTGTAAGTTTGGTTACAACTCAAGGCGGAGGAGGTTACTAATATGAGTGCAAAAAAAGAAACAAAGAAGCGTGGTAGACCAGCAAAGATTGTACAGGATACTGTTGAAGACGTGACTGATGTCCCACTAAAAGCATTAATTTTAGGTATTTGCAATAACCCTACATGGGTGAGGGGAAGGATTGATGGATTCTCTGTCAACGTGAAATGTCCCGCTAAACTATCAAGACGCTTGCTAGGAAAGGAAGTTGATGTTACTCTAGTCAATTCCGACCTTGGAGACTATTATCAATACATAGCATGAATGACGTTCAACAAATAGAAGATGAGTCCCTTGTTTACGTGGACAAAAAGCCAGACATTGGCGCGTTAGCAAATGCTTACGACACTTGCTTAGTTGATCTTGACTATTATTTTGAGTCATGTTTGCGCTCCTACAATGATCGAAGGAACATTTGGGATGGTAAATCTGATGATCTACGCAAGAACGGAGCTAACGCTTTCCCCTGGCAAGGTGCATCTGACCAAGAGGTGAACGTGGTTGGTGAGCGCATTGACATGTATGTTGCTCTGTTTGACCAAGCACTTGCTAGATCCCATATCAAAGCATTCCCAACCTCGATGGCAGCAATGCCTAAAGCTGCGGTTGTTTCTGGCTTCCTCAAGTGGATGCGCTCATCTTACATTCCTGACTTTAAGCGTCAGATGGAGCTTGGTGGCAACTACCTAATGGAAAAAGGAATCATGGTTTCCTATGTTGGTTGGAACCGCGAGAAGCGTTCTTACCTGCAAAGCATTAATCTTGAACAGATTGGGCAAGCCTCACCAGACCTTGTAGAGTTGATTCTCAACGAACAAGACGACACCATGTTGCTCGATCTGATTCAAGACTCTTTCCCTGAACTTTCTACCAAGAGAGCAAAGAAGGCAATCAAAGACCTGCGGAAGATGGGAGTGGCTGAGATTCCACTTCCTCGCCAAACGGTTGACTGCCCAGTTGTTTACGCTTGCGCTCCTGATGGCGAAGTAATGTTCCCATCTTACATTTCAGACCCACAACGCGCACCATACATGTTCTGGCGAACATTCCTCACAGCGCAGGAGCTTGAGAAAAAGGTGACTAATGAAGGATGGGATAGAGATTGGGTTGATAACGCTATCGAAACACTGCGTGGTAAAGACTCCATGTATCTCGATGGCGAAAAAGTTAAGACCCAAACGCGCTTGCCGATCACAGACGACAATGATCTTGTCATGGTTGTTTACGCATACCAGCGTTTGATTGACGAAGAAGATGGCTCCGAGGGTATTTACTGCACCGTGTTCCATCCGCAGACAGAAGGATTCGCCAAGCATGAGCTACTCAATGGCTACGACGACTATCCATTTGTCGTAACTCGCCTAGCCAATGACCAGAAACGGATGTATGAAGTTCAGACGTTCTCTGATATTCTCCGCGGCCCTCAGATGCAAATCAAGACCGAGCGTGACAGTCGAATTGACCGCGCATCTCTTGCTACTTTACCACCGATTATGCACCCTGCTGGTCGTCCTCCA